CGTGCACGGCAAGCACAGTGGACGTCCAATCAGTTGGTGGGTTTGCACAACGGTGTGTGCGTGAGGTGCACCGCTACGCTGACGGGACCGATGGTTCCGAACGGAACCAGCAGTCCATTCTAGGAGAGCAAGTCTCTCCGGACTAGTCGGCCTCTGACCCCGGTTCTGACCAGGCTTTTCATGGGTTCTGACCCCCGCCGTCCCCGGGTGTCGTGCCTAATCGTGCCTAATCAGGTGACAGTTCTGGCCCGCCACCCGCGTACATCGTGGGGAGGTCTACATGAGTGGCAAGAGCACGTTCGGCACAGTCCGGACACTGGGGTCTGGCAAGTTCCAGGCGCGTTATCTGGTTAACGGGAAGCAAGTCAGCGCCGGGACTTACGTGACCAAGAAGGCGGCATGGGCTGCCCTGGCACGGGTTCAGGTGGAGCAGGAGGACGGCTCCTGGGTCGATCCCGCCGTGGGCAAGGTGAAGTTCCGGGACCACGCTGAGGCCGTCCTGGAGCAACGCACAGACCTCAGGGACACCACCAAGCGGCACTACCGCTACGTGCTGGGTTCGACTGTCTACCCGACCTTCGGGCACAAGGCGTTGCAGGACATCACCATCGAGGACGTGGACAAGTGGTGGTCCAAGCAGGCCGACCGCCCCGCCAACCGCAAGAACGCGTACTTCGTCATGAGCGGCCTCTTCCGGTACGCGGTCCGATGGGGTCACATCGAGAAGAGTCCGTGCCAGGTCGCGAAGGCTGGGGCTGACGCGTCGAAGCCCCGTCCTGAGTTCACGGTGGACGACTTCAAGGCGGTCCTTGCGCACTCCGACCTGGACCAGGGGGCGCTCCTCTGGACGGTCTTCGGAGGGCACCTGAGGGTCGCTGAGGCGGCGGGGCTGAACCGCAAGGACTATGACCGGGCCACGGGTGTCCTGACCGTAGAACGGCAGTACCCCTCAGGGTCGAAGGCGTGCACCCCGACCAAGACCGGGGCCGTCAAGAAGGTCAAGTTGTTGGCACCCGCTCGGGCCGCTCTGGAGGCACATCTTGACGCCACCTTCGGGTTCCCCAACGACGCCATGTTCGTGGGCCAGAGGGGCCACAGGCTCCGTACGGACATGATCCGGCGCAAGTGGAACGAGGCCCGCAAGGCAGCCGGACTCCCCGCCATGCACGTCCACGACCTCCGGCACGTCTCCCTGACCCTCGTGGCCCGATCCGGCGCGACGTTGAGGGACCTCATGGCTAGGGGTGGGCACTCCACGTCGGGGCAGGCGCTCCGGTACCAGCACACATCAGCAGACCAGGATGCGCGGGTGGCCGACGCCGCTGACGTGCTCCTCAACAACTAGGAGCAACCATGAACGACAACGACGACCAGCAGCCCGTCCACTTCACCATCAAGAAGTTCATCCTCGCAGTCGGCATCGTCGCCGCGTTGCTTGTGACCATCACGGTCGGGGTCCACCTGAACGGGACCGATCACGGGCCGACCCCGGAGCAGCAGTGCGCCATCGACGGCGTGATCGAGTGCGACGTGCCCTAACAGCCCGAGAGACAGAGAACGGCCCCGGACAAGGAAAGTGTCCGGGGCCGTCGTCGTCAGCCTAGAAGCCGAGTTTCTTCAACATCTCGGCCTCAACGCCGTCCATGAACTTGTCCACGGCTTCGTCCTCCGTCATCCCGTCCGGCACCGGGACATCGACTTCGAAGGAGAAGTCGTCCTTGCCCGCCATCAGCTCTTGTCCCGGTGCATCTGCTCCGCGAGCGCCTGCACAGCCTGAGCGAGGCTCTGCACCGCGTAGGCCAAGTTGGTGGACTTGACGTCTTCCGGCCCTCCTGCCGAGGACGCAGCCCAGCTCGCTGCCTGTCGTGCCTTCGCTGCCGCGTCGAGGTAACCCATGAGTTCTCCTTGTCTGCCCCAGGCCTTCGGGTGGCCTGGGATGCGAGGCCAAGGTACACATCGCCACCGACATTCATTTCTCGATTTGAGTTTCAAGCACGTTCGTTACAAAATTGAGACAATTGTCCGGTGACCGCACACCTGTCCCTGAAGGAAGCCCTCGCACAGGGGCTTGTGATCGATGTCCGACCATGCGTCGCCGTGAACATGCCCAAAACGCCACCAGTGGTCATCTCAGCGCCGAAGAAGCGTAAGAGGCCCCTGGACCTAGAGAACTACCGTCACGTTGTCAGGGACGCCATAGAGGCGTTCAGGACCGACACCAACTACGGCATCGAGATTGCCGAGGCAGCATCCCGGATTACGGAGCGAAGAGAAGAGGCATCCCCTACACTGTAGGAAGCAGCCCCCGGGTTCGGTATTTCTGAGCCAGTCATGGTTTGGTCTTGATCGAGGTCAACCCCGGGGGCTTCTTCATGCCCTCGTGTTCTCTAGTTCTCGATTTGAACGTAAACCCCTCGACGGACCAATTTCGCCACTCGCCTGCGGAACTCCAGATTCTTGTGCATGCTGGGTCTTGACCTCGATAGACCACCCGAAAGGGAACTTCATGACTACATCAGTAGTTCAAACACAGGTGCAACTTGCTTATCCCTACCCAGGGAAGAAGAGCACCCCACTAGGGAACATCCCTCAGGTACCAGACCAGCCACGCAAGGCTAGGCATGGGCAGAAGGAACTCTCCTTCGCCTCCGAACTCCACGCCCACTTGTGCGAGGTAGCCGCGTGGATGCTTCGGGAACACAAGCAGTTCCACCCCTTCGTCCGTGACGAGCGCGGGAACACCCCGTTCCAGCATCGCTGGACCACGCTGTCCGCCGACGAACTCGCCCCCATGCTCTGGGAGTACGTGAAGACGTACGCCGGTAGCCGCATCGTCCCCGAGTCCCAGGGGTTCCGCTCCAGTCTCATCGGTGAGGACCAGGCCTTCCGTAGCGCCGTCAGGGCTGCGGAACTGGCTGTCGGGACCTGGGACCCCTACAGGGTCGAGTCGGCCCGCTACAAGGCCAGGGAGCGCCAGATGCGGGCCACTCCGCGGGGCAAGACCGTAACGGCTGAGATGGTCCTGCCACATCTCGACGCACTCCGAGGCCTCACCATCCGACAGGCAGCAGAGCGGCTTGCCTCGTGGGACTGGGACACCGAGAAGGGACGACACAGTGTGGACACCTTCCGGCGTCGGCTTCGGGAGTTGGACTTCACGGGTGAGGCAGGGACCAAGCGCGTTCGCAGCAGTGACATCAAGCCCGAGATGTACGCCGGGATGGACGGCCTCACCAACCAAGGGGCAGCCGACGAGTTGGGGGTCAGCCTCTCCACCGTGGTCCGGACCCGCCCCAAGCGAGTTGCACCCATGAATGACACTGAGGCAGAAGGTCAAACTAAGGTGCAAAAGCCAGAAGTGAGGACGAGTTCAACAATTAGTGAGGCTGAGTTCAACAACGACAAGCCAGAAGTGTTCGACCCGTACGACCCACGGTGCTACTTGAAGGCAGATGGCTCCACTGACTGGGCCATGCTGTTCCGAGCCGTCCCCTGACTCGACTGCGGACAAGAACAAGAATTGGCTAGAATGAGTCCGACTCAGGGACTCCCTTCGCCCGGACCCTGATGTCTGGAACAGAGGCCCATCGACTACTCCCCCGTGTCGGTGGGCCTTTGCCATGCCCGCGAGGTCTGGGGCAGACCTGTCGATAGTGATAGGTGGCGAAGGGAGAAACATGAACGCCATCATCAACTGGCTCTTCAAATCTCGAATTGGAGAGCAGCAAGCATTGGCCCGGGCTATCCGCACTCTCGAAGAGGTTCAGCGAAGCCGCCCCGACATCGAGTGGAAGAAGTTCCGATGACCACCATCAACGTCAACGCAGTCGTGGACGACATCATCGCCCACAACAAGCATGAAGAAGAACTGATCCGTGCGGTGAGGGCGGCAGCCAAGGCGCGGGGCGTCACCCTCACCGCCTACGACGAAAGGGCCGCAGTCCGTCGTCTGGTCAACGGGGGTGCTTGATGGCGATCCTCACCCAAGCGCTTGAAGCCCTCCTCCTCGACCGGCTTGGCGAAGTCCCGCCCACCCTCGTGACAGCCATCAGCAGCCTCACCGCAGACCAGCGTGACGGCTTCGTGCGCGCGTGGATCAACTCCACCGACGAGCAGCACCAACAGCCCGCAGAAGCGTGGGCACTCCGCGAGGACGACCGCGAGGACTTCCAGCGCTTCGCAGACCACATGAACGAGGGAGTCAGCGCATGACCACCACCACCGAGACCTCTGTCCACGAGGTTCACGAGACAGTCACCACGACCACTAAGACCACACGGGATGACGAAGGCAACGTCGTGGCTCGGTCTGTCACGTACTCCCGAATCGAGAACTGACCGTGCCCAAGATCAGCAAGGCCGCACGCGCCGAACTCTTCCTGCAACTCTCGATCGTCAACGGGCAGTGGCAACACATCAGCAAGTTCCTGTCCGACGAGCACGAGGCGCTTGACCCCATCTACCAGCGCTGGTCGGCACAGCAGGACGAGGACGAGGGGATCAGCAAGTGAGCATCCACCTGTCGATCTGTTGGAAGTGTGGGGCCTCCTCGCCCTCGTATCGAAGCGAGGACTTGGACTTGGAGTTGTGGGCGCTCACACACACGGAGGAGTGCCCGGCTGATGTCCCAGCACCGTGAGGCATGGCGCAACGGGGGCAGCCGTCGTTCACGAGCACGCCTCGCTGCCACACTCCCTGCCCCGTGCTGCCGGTGCGGCAAGCCAGTCCTACCGACTGACCAGTGGGAAGCAGACCACTCCGTCCCCTTGCTCCGCTGGCCTGAGGGCAAGCCGTACCCGGATCGGCTCATCATGCCCGCCCACAAGTCCTGCAACCGCCGTGCCGGTGGCAAGGACGGGGCACGCATCACGAACGCGATGAAGGCACAGAAGAAGAACGAGTCGAAGGGACTGCGAGCGTGGTGACCACAACTGAAGTGAGCCTCACTTCAACTTCTTTGAGTACACCAGGACTCCTCTCGCTCGGCGTCTACGAAGATTCCTCCCCGGACGGGTGGGTCTCGATCCGAGACAGTCACATCGACCCGTTGTTTGTGTCAGAACTGAACGATTCTGACCAGACCTTCGAGGAGTTCAAGGCGGGTGCGGAACTCCTGGGACTTCGGGACATCCATCCGCAGCAGTTGATGGTTGCAAGCGTCATCGGGGCGGGTCAAGAAACCGTGGTGATCGAAATGCCACGCCGTTCTTCGAAGTCCACGTCCATCTTGTGCGTCCTGTTGGGTCGCTGCCTTCTCCGAACCCAGTACAAGGTGATGTTCTCCGCACAGTCAGGAACTAAGACCGGTGAGTTCTTCCGCGACTGGCTGGCTGACATCGACGCCGCCTTGGGGTTTGTCGAAGAATCCACGTGGCCGTTCAAGCCGCGCAAGCAAGCAGGGTCGCTCCAGTTCGGATTCAAGAACGGCAGCGTCTTCAAGTTCCTGAACACCCCTTCCGCCAAGGCGCTCCGTGGTGGGGCTGCCGACGTGGTGTGGTTTGACGAGGCGCAGGAGTTCGAGGCAGAGCAGAGCGCCGACTTGAAGGCGGGTGCACTCCCACTCATGGACACCCGGGATGACGCCCAGTTGATCCTCTCCGGGACGGCAGGCTCTCACCGGTCCGGGTGGTTCTGGGACACGCTCCAGACGGGGCGCTCTACCGGCCCTGGGGTCTCGATCCTGGAGTACGCCGCCCCTGCCGACACCACCTACGAACAGATCAACGATGAGGCGGTCTGGCTGGCCGCTCACCCCGGTATCGGGACCCTGACGACCTTGGAGAAGATGCGGTCCCGCCGTGAGGCGTTCGCTGACCCCGAGTGGGCGGCTGAGTACCTGGGACTCTGGCCCGAGGACTACAGCCAGGCGGTGTTCGCCGCTGCCGACTGGGCAGCCGCAGAGGTCACCCTGGAGGACTTCCCCAAGGACGTGGCGTTCGGCTACGACATCAGCCCCAACGGGAGCACAGCAGCCATCGTCGCGGCATGGCGCGTGGACGACGTGGCCTACGTGGAGTTGGTGGCCCACCAGCAGGGGTCCTCGTGGGTGCGGCCCCGCATCGTGGACCTGGCGAAGAAGTACAAGGCCCCGGTCGGCCTCAACGATATCGGTGGGGTCCGTGCCGTCCGGGAAGAGATTGGCCGCATGCGCGCAATCCCCAATTCTCGAATTACATCGGTGGCCTATCGCGACATCGCCCCGGCGTGCTCCACGCTTCTCCGTGACTTCGAGGATGGCCGGTTGAAGCATTCCGGACACGTGGGTCTCACGGACGCGATCCTGCAAGTGGGACGCGCTCAGATGGGCGATAAGGCGTGGAAGTGGATGCCTGGGGTCAAGGGTGCCGACATCACCCCTGTCTGGGCTGCCACGATGGCACTCCGTGCATTCGATGAGCGCCCGAAGACCACGCGCTTGAAGGCCATTGTCGCCTGACCTTGTGTCACAAATAGTCGGCGAAGAAAGTTGCCGATGGTATAGGCATGGGCATCTTCAGTGCATGGCGGGTCGGGAACTCCACCCCGCGCATTGACGGCATCTCTTCGCCGTACACGCCGCAGCAACTCAGCGGCATTGTCCTGGGTGACCTCTTCAACGGTGTTGAGTTCCCGCTGACCCGTGAGGACGCCATGCGCGTCCCCAGTGTTGCCAAGGCCCGGAACCTCCTGGCCCCGCTCATCGGTCGCCAACCTCTCGTGGCTCTCGACAACACCGGGGTACTTCCCCCTAACAAGCAGCCGTCGTTCCTGTACCGGACCGACACCCCGATCATCAGCCCCGCCCTCATGTGGACCTGGGTTGTGGATGACCTGATCTTCCAGGGAGCCAGCCTCCTCCTCACCAAGCGCGGCACCGATGGCTTCCCGCTGTCGCTGGAGCGCCTGGACCCGTCCCGCTGGACCATCACCAACGGCGGCTTCATGGTCGATGAGCAGCCGGTCCGTGAGGGCGCGGGCGGCACCGTGATCTACATCCCGGGGTTCGTGGACGCACTCCTCGAAGTCGGCTCCCGCACCATCCGTCAGGCCAAGGACATCGAAGACGCCGTGGCCGGTCGAGCACGAGTCCCCAACGCCACCGTGGTCCTTCGCCAGACCGAGGGCGATGAGGAGTTGGACCAGGACGAAGTCCAGAAGATCATCGACGGCTACGTGCAGAACCGGCGTTCGCCGGACGGCACCGTGACCTTCCTGCCCAAGGGCCTGGAGATGGAAGTCCTGGGAGCCGGTGAGACCGACTTCGCCATTCAGGCGCGCAACGCCGTGCGTACTGACATCGGCGGGTACATGGGCATCCCGGCCTCCGTCATGGACGCCAGCACCGCGACCGCCTCGCTGACCTACCAGACCGCCGAAGGCAACCGGAACGCCTTCTACGACCAGGCCGTCCCGCTCTACACGGGGCCTATCGCGCACCGGCTCTCTCAGGACGACGTGGTGCCCCGGGGTCAGCGCGTCCGCTTCGACCTGTCCGAGGTCTACGCGGCCTCTCCTACGCCCACCGACATCCCTACTGAGGACTGAACATGACCGACGTACTCATTGAGGCGGGCACGCTCCAGGCGTCCGCCGACACTCGCGAAATCAGCGGTGTCCTTGTTCCCTTCGGGGTGCAGGGCAACACCAACCTGGGTCGCTTCACGGTCGAGGCCGGGGCGTTCACACTCCCCAAGGACCCGTCCGTTGTGACCCTCAACGTGCAGCACGACCATGAGTCCCCCGTTGGTCGCGCCACGCTCCTGGCCGAGAAGGCAGACGGCATCCACGCCACTTTCCGCTTCGCCGACACCGAGGACGGGGACGCAGCTCTCAGCGAGTTCCGCTCCGGCAGCCGCACCAACCTCTCCGTGGAGGCCAAGGGCATCGTCCTCCGCGCTGGCAAGGCTCTGGCCGGTCGCATCTTCGGTGCCGCTGTCGTGCAGGCCGGGGCCTTCCCTGGGGCCACACTCCTCGCCGCTGACGCTGGCGAACTCCCCGAGGACGTAGAGCCGATCACCCCTGATGAGCAGGACGCCACCACTACGGAAGAGACCTCCGTGGACGAGGCAGGCAACGCCATCAAGACCGTGACCACCAAGAAGACCGAGACCGGCGCTGACGGCACGGTCACCGAGACCACCACGACCACCACGGTCGCGGTCACCACTCCGGAACAGCCGGAAGAAACCCCAACCGAGGAAGGGGCAGACATGCCCAACGCAACCGTTCCGGGCACGCTCCAGGCGTCTGCCCCCACCGCCAAGAAGGGCCTGTCCAAGAACCAGGTCTTCGCGCTGATGGCTTCCCGCAACAGCGGTCGCCTCGCAGACACCACGCTCCTGGCGTCCCTCACCGAGTCGATGGGGGTTGCTGAGCACTCGCTCTTCGCCGCGCTCAACGACGTGAAGTTCGACGGTGCCGGTGGCCTCACCACCAACATCGCTCTCCCGCAGTGGATCGGTGAAGTCTGGGACGGTCAGGAGTACCGCCAGAAGTTCCTTCCGCTCTTCTCGCACACTGACCTGAACTCGCTGGAGTTCAAGGGCTACAAGTGGAACGTCAAGCCCGAGGGTGGCACGTGGGCCGGTAACAAGTCCGAGGTCCCGAGCAACGCTCCGTCCCTCGTGCCGGTGACCGGCAAGGCTATCCGCTTCGCTGGCGCGCACGACATCGCCCGCGAGTTCCAGGACCTCCGCGCCTTCGGGGACTTCTCGTTCTTCGACTCCTACTACAAGGCGATGGCCGAGTCCTACGCGAAGTGGGTTGACGAGACCATCGTCCTCACCGAGGTTCTGGCCGGTGCCACCGAGGTTGACGCCGACGACGCCACAGGCCTCACGATCGGTACCGGTCTCAGCGGCATCATCGACGGCGCATCGGCGGTCATCTCCGCGAACGCCACCCCGTCCTTCGCGCTCGTGGAGACCTCGTTGTGGAAGGAGATCGCGAAGATGCCTTCCGACTCGACGCTGGGCTACCTCAACGCCAGCCTCCGTCTGACCGGTGAGGAGGGAAGCCTGGACACGTTCTCGATCCAGCCGACCGACGCACTGGAGCCGGGACAGGTTCTCGTTGGTGCTCGTGAGGCCGTCACGGTCTACGAACTCCCGGGTGCCCCGGTCCGCGTGGACGCGCTGGACGTGGCCCACGGCGGTATCGACTCCGGCCTCTACGGCTACGCGGGCGCGCTCGTCAACAAGGCGGACGCCCTCCAGTTGGTCAACACCGTCCTCGCCTGACCCAACCCGTAGTGGGGGCCGGTGTTCGCGCACCGGCCCCCTGACCCCGAGGAGGGGACATGGCACTCGCAACAGCCACCGCGAAGAACACCCTGGCGAACGCCTACGCCAACGCGGCGAAGTTCGCCGCCCTGTACTCGACCGTCCCCGGTGCCACGCCTGGGACTGAGGTCAACACGCCTCGAGTCCCGATCACCTGGAGCAACGCCGTTGGGGGCACGGTCACCGCGACCGTCACCTTCAACGTTCCGACCGGGGTCACCATCCGCGGCTGGGGTGTCCACACCGCCGAGACCGCGGGCTACCTCGACGGTGCTGAGACCGCTGAGCAGGCCTTCGCCTCAGCGGGCAAGTACACGCTCTCCCTCACGTACACGGCGGCATGACCATGGCTGACACGCTCACTTACGGATGGACGGGGACTGCCAACGCGTCCACGTCTGTTCAGCGTGTCAACGGTGTGGTCGCCCGGACCAACTACGTCACCAACCCGACGTTCGCGACCGGCACGTCCTTGTGGGGCAACGCGGGTGGTGCTGGGGGAAGCGTCACGGCCCAGTCCACGGGCGGTCTCTTCGGGGCCGCATGCGCCGTGGTGACCACTGGGACGGCCGACATCTCCGGTGCACAGACCGTCCTCGCGAACGTCCCGCTTGGATCTGACTTCACGGCCAGCGCTCACGTCCTCGCTCCGGTCGGTGCCAAGTATCGGATTCGGCTGTCCAACAACCTCAACTTCGCCATCGGTAGTTCGGCGGTCGGAACCGGTGCGTGGCAGCGCGTGACAGTCACGATGCCCGCAGCCAACGTCACTGCCGCACCATCCGTTCAGATCGTTGCGGACGGCGCGGGGGCGCAGGTCTCCGTCTTGGTGGACGGCGTGATGCTGGAGCGCGCCTCGACCCTGGGTGACTACTTCGATGGCTCCTTCCCCTGGGACATCTACGGCACCGCGCAGCGCTCCAGCACGAGCACGTCTGCCTCCGCCGGCGCTCCGCAGTTCACCCCTGCCGTGACTCGTCAGAGCACGAGCGACTTGACCGCCGACGAAGACCGCGAGTTCATGACCATCATCGACCGCACCTTCGAGTCTGAGTCCGCTGGCTGGGGCAGTGTCCCGGCGCTCCTCTCGGTCGGCTACGACAGCGTTGGGCCCTTCCGCGTGGGTGACTCCCCTCTCACCGCATGGGCCATCGAGGTCGATTCCGCAGTGAACCTCTACGGGGTCTTCGACTCCGGTGAGGTCTCGATTCTCGATCCGGCCGGACAGGTGGTCGCGGTCCGTCCGTCGCCGTTCATCGACAACGACACGCTCATCGTCACCATCCCGGGTGGGACCTTCACCACGGCTGGCATCTACCGTCTGGTCCCCCGCCTCATCGGGCGCGGCTCCGTGACGTTGGAGAGCGTCCCCATCGTGGTCGAGTCGGACGACGGCTGGCAGACCCTCGCTTCCGCTCGTGCGGTCTGGGCAGATGCCCCGGTCGATGACGGCTACCTCTTCCGGCTCCTCGACGTGGCCCGTACCCAGTGCGAGACCTTCGCGCCGGACTTCGTGGGCCGTGCCCCGAGCAACTACGCACACGCTCAGTTGCTTCAGGCACGCGCTCTCTGGGCCTCCGGGAACGTCAGCCAGGGCGACCAGTTCGGGGACAACTCCGGCCTGTCCGTCACGGTCTTCCCCATGGACTGGACCGTCAAGAACCTCCTCCGTCCGTCCCGAGCAGTGAAGGCCTTCTTCTGATGAGCGCACGCCAGCAGGTGGTTGATGCCATCGCTCCGGTCCTTCCGAAGAACTGGAAGGTGGTCCCCTACCTGACCTCCTTCGAGGCCATCGACCAGACCGTTGTCATGATCCACGCGACCCGGGTCACGAAGTTCCAGCAGGCCCCTCAGGGGACGTACACCGTCGATTTCGAGGCGACCGTCCTGGACCCGAGCAAGGACTCAGCCCGCGTCTGGGATGCCCTGGACGACGAGGTACTTGAAGCCATCGCCGCCATCGACGCCATTGACTCCCTCGACTGGACCGGTGCCGAGCCGGTCTCCTTCTCAAACTTCTTCGGCTGGAATATCACCTTCTCCGTCCCCACACAGATCACAGAGGACTAACACCATGAGCACCATCTACATGAAGAACGTCACCTTCACGGTGGCTGCCCACGACTACGCGGCTCAGTTGAGCAGCGCGGCCCTGACCCCCAACGCCACCACGGCAACGTGGGCTGGCTTCAACGGGGCGACTCAGAAGAACACCGCAGCCGCCGACTGGTCCGCCGACCTCACCTTCGGTCAGGACTGGGGCACGGACGGCTTCTCGCGCTACCTCTACGAGCACGAGGGCGATGAGGTCGAAGTGGTCATCGCGCCCACCGCCGGAGGCCCGTCCTTCACGGCGACCGTCACCCTCACCCCGGGTTCCGTTGGTGGCGGGGTCAACGCCTACGCCGAGTCCACGGTCTCGCTCCCGATCAACGGCAAGCCGGAACTGGGCGCGGCTGTCTGATGCTCCCCATCGACATCCGTGAGAACGATGAACTACGCGCCGTAGTCATCGCGCTTCGTGCTGTCGATCAGACCATCACCAAGCGGGTGCGCAAGTACACCCAGTCGGCCATCGCCCCTGAGTGGCAGGAAGCCGTGCGTGGGAACTCGCACACCCGCTTGGAAGTCCTCGCGCTGGGCAACACCGCCCGCGCGTCGGTGTCGGCCAACGGCATCACGTTGAAGGCCGCATCGGTCGGCCGTCGCCTCACCCGTGGCTTCGATCCCAAGACGATGTACGCCGGGGTCGAGTTCGGTGGCGACAAGGCCAAGAAGGTCACGTACGAGGCGCGATCGAGCAAGGGGAAGTCCTACTCGGTCACCCGCCGAACCCAGGCCATGCTCCCCGCCCGTCGTCGTCGGGGTCCGGCCTACACCGCAGCAGCGGACATGATCCCTCGCGCCGCTGCCCTGTGGACACAGATCACTGTCCGCACCATTGCTGAAGCCGCCGAAGGCAAGAAGGACGGCAACTAGTGGCAGTCAACATCCGCATCGGCTCCAACGCCTCTGATGCGATCCGCGAAGCCAAGCGCGCCGGGGATGCCTTCGACGCGCTTGGGGACACTCTGGACGACCTCGCTCGCGAGTCGGCCCGCTCCAGCCGTGAGGCCAGCCGGTCCTTCGAGGACATCCCTGACGGGGTGCGTGACGCTGCCCGGGACGTAGATCGAGAAGCGAAGGGCCTTGGTGACGGTCTCGCTGACGGCGTGGACCGCGGTACCGAGAAGGCCGAAGACTCCATCGAGAAGTTGGAGCGCACCTTCAAGGACAGCGTGCGCGACATGCAGCGCACGGACGGCAAGGGTGGCCTGGGTAAGAACATCGCCCAGGACATGAAGAAGGGCACCGCCGAAGCCGGTGAGTCGGTCGGGACTTTCAAGGACGAAGCGAAGGCCAACCTCTCCGAGGTCACGTCGTCGTTCTCCGGCGACATCACATCCCTCGTGGACCTCGTGCAGGGAACCCTTGGTGGCGTCGTCGCCGACCTCGGTCCCATCGGCCTCGCTGCCGGTGCCCTCGCCGCGGTCGGTGTCGGTCTCATCGGTGCCGCCATCACCGGCGCACAGGAGGATGCGGAGGCCTTCAAGCAGCGGGTCTCAGACCTCGCCAACGAGTTCATCGAGACGGGCCGAGTCGGCTCCGCATCGATGGGCTACATCGTGGACCGCCTGAAGGAGATGGCGACCACCACGGACGACGGGGTGACTTCCCTCAAAGACCTTCGCCAGGCCGCTGACCGCTCCGGGACCTCCTACAAGGACTTGGCAACTGCCGCTGCCGGTCACACGGACGAGATCGACAAGCAGATCAAGTCCATCATCGAGCAGAAGAACGAGTGGCAGAAGACCGGCCAGGCTCAGTTGGAGGCGGACGACGCCCTGGGGTCGAGCGCCAACAACCGGACCAAGGCTCTGGACGAGACCCTGGGGTACCTCCGGGACGCGAAGAAGGCGTCGAAGGAAGCCGCGCAGGAGCAGAAGAACTTCGCCGAGGCGGGCGGTCCCGCCCTCCAGGCAGCAGCCGACGCCACGCAGGCCTACGCGGACGGGGTGCAGAGCGCCTACGCCGAGGCCGGGTCCGCCATCGATGACTACGTGAAGGACGGCAAGTTCAACTTGCAGGCCTACACGGACGCTGCCAACGAGCAGTTCCAGGCCATCGCCGACTACCAGCAGAACATGGTGACCCTCAGTTCCCGGCTGTCGGACCAGGCGCTCCAGTACGTCGAGAGCCTGGGGCCTGACGCTGCCCCGGCCATCGCAGCCTTCGTCAACGCACCCCTGGAGCAGCAGAACAAGACCGCTGAGGTCTGGGACAAGTTGGGGTCCACCAGCGGCACGTCCTACAACTCCAGCCTCCAGAGCAAGTTGAACGCGACCCCCGCGACGAAGAACGTCAACGTCGTGGTGGACCTGGCCGAGTTCAACCGGCAGATGGCCGAGGCCACCCGACAGCGGGAAGTCCACATCAAGGCCTACACAGACAACCAGGGCGGACGACGCCAAGGAATGGGGACACCGTGAGCAGCACCTTCACCGGGCCGACTCTTGCCGCCTACCCGCTCCTGGTCACGCAGTGGAACGCCACGAGCACCACCCGGCACATCGTCCACGAGATTCTGGGCAACCCCATCCCGGACGTGACGCTCCAGCCAGCCGGTCCCCGCACCGGGACGATGGGCGCGCTCTTCGACAACGAGACCGATGCCACCGCCCTGCACACCGCCCTCCGGGGTACCGACGTGCTCACGTTCAGCGACGACGACACGGCGACCACCGGCATGACCTTCATCGCCAACGGGGATGTCACGATCACCACCGACTCCCAGAGTCAGAGTTACTGGACCGTGACCTTCACCTACCTGGAGGTCCAGCAGTGACGGTCTCCACACGCACCCTGACCGCGACGCTCCTCGTGGGGTCTGCCACGTACCCGCTGGGCATGGTCACCGGCTCCCTCGACATGGACGAGTCGATCAGCCCCTTCGTCGGTGGGGACATCACGATCAGCCACCCGGGGTTGACGGTCTTCGCGCTCATCGTCCCCGGCAACAAGGTGCGGATTAACTCGACCACGCGGGGCACAACGCTCACTGCCACCCTCACCATTCAGGCACGCCAGTTGGTGTCTGAGACCGGCGAAGTAGGCATCAACCTCGTGAACGACGAGGCCCGGGTGCAGGACTACAGCCCCACCACGACGGTCAACTACAACGGCTCCCAGGGCAGCCTCCGGACCATCGTCAACGCCGTCCTCACCCGAGCGATGGGGGCCACCACGGCGGCTGCCTACGCCTCCGGGGCGGACGTTGCCGTGCCCACGACGACCCAACTCGACAACCTCATCCCGGGTGGCAACTTCGAGACCGCCACGGGCAACTGGACCGGCAACAACGCCACCTTGTCCTTGGTAACAGGTTGGTCACAGTTCGGCAGTTACTCGTTGAAGATCACCCCGGCCAACACGTCCAACCAGTCGTGGGCTGCCGTCGTCGTGCCGGTCTCCGCTGGGGGCACCTACACCGCTTCCGCGTACGTGCGAGTCCAAGCGCTCCAGTCCGGGACGCTCAACTCCGCAGCCCGTCAACTCCAGGCCGTCGCCACGTTCCAGGACGGCTCCGCTGTCAGTACGCAGATCATCGGGCGCTCCAGCGCAGCCCCCAACACCGGCTTCACGACCACGCGGGTCAGCATGACCTTCACGGTCCCGCCGAACGCCACGAGCGTCACCGTGCGCCTCGTCAACGGCGGCACCAACAGCGCCGACAACGCCATCTACATGGATGGAGTCATGCTCACCGAGGGCAACGGGAAGGACACGGACGGCACGGTCCTCGACTACTTCGACGGAGCCACCGGAGCCTCCAGCCTGTACACCTACGCGTGGAGCGAGGACGCGCACCTGTCCACGAGCACCCGGACGCCGGTCATCGACCGTGACCCCGACACGCTCACCTGGACCCCTGGGACGGGCGGAATCGAGTTCTTGCAGCCCATCGTCCAGTCGGTCGGGTACCGCCTCTTCCAGGACATCAACGGGACGTGGAAGTTGGCCGACAACGACTACGCCGTGGCCGGTCAGGTGCGCGCCTCCACGGGGTTCAACCTCATCCGGGCCACCGACCTCATCTCGAAGACCGCGACCCAGACGGACGGCTTCCCGCTGTACGCCGACGCCGTGGTCCTCCGCTACCAGTGGACCGACGTGCTGGGACGTGAGCGCACCAAGAGCGACATCGCGGCCCCGGCTGGGTACACCAAGCCCTACGTCCCAGACGTGATCCAGGCACCGTTCCCGGGGGCAGGACGAGCCGCCTACATGCTCTCCCGGCTCTCGCAGCGCCGTCGTCAGATGGAAGTAGTCCGCACCACCGACTACACCGCACGCCCGGGCATGGATGCCGTCATCAGCACCCCGGACGGCGGGGTCCAGGTCGGCTACGTCGATGCCGTCACCTGGGACCTCACCAACGACGAGATGTCCGTCATCACCAAGGGCCTCGTCACCACCCCACCGTCTTCGTGGTTCAACCTCGCTACCGGCGTGGCTTGGTCCGCATCCCCAGTCGGCTCCTCGTGGGCCGCAGAAGTCATCTAGGAGCACATCGTGGCAATCGGAGACGCAGCCGCAGCAGCAGGCCTTGCGACGTACGCAAGCACCCAGGACCGCCGTCTTGGGTACCAGAACGACAACCAGCGCGGCGACGAGTTGGCAGCCGCCCTGACGCGCATCAAGGCCCTGGAGGCGCAGACGATCGGCGTCCCCAAGTTCTCGGTCGCGAAGTCCTCCGCGGGACAGTCGCTTCAGGCGGGCAACCCCACGTTCTTCACGTCGGCAGCCTTCGCATCCCCGGTCCTGAACAAGGGCGGTTGGGGCTGGAGCGGGGGCGTGCTCACGGTCCCACGGACGGGCGTCTACACCGTTGTCGCGACCATGAAGTTGCAGCCCACGGACTACTACCGGCAGTACTGCGGGATCACGCAGAACGTGTCCAACCCCGACAGCCTCACCGCGGGGGCCTTCGTCGCCCGCTCCATCGAGTACCCCGGTGACCGAGCATCCAACCAGTCCAGCAGCGTGGGTCCGTCGTCCACGGCGACCCGGCTCTTGGTCCGCCTCAACCAGGGTGACCAACTCCGGATGGTTGGGTTCCAGGACAACTACGGCGCGAACACCGTGGGAGTCGATGACGGAGCAACGTCCCTGACCTTCGAGGTTCTGTGGCAGGACGCGGCGGTGTGACGCCTCGCCACAAGGACACGCGGGTTCTTCTGTGGCTGTCCGTGCCTAGGCACGTGCCTAATCTCAGGTAGGTTAAACGCAGGGTTCGGCACGGTCAGATCATGATTTGGCCTGGTCAGGCCCGGTATCAAGCCAATCGTCCGAAGCGGCGATTTAGTCTAGGAGAATCCATGACGAACGCCACCGGGTTCGCTCCCCGCGCAGTCCTCGCCGACCGTCTGCGCACGCACGGGCTGGCCACCGACGCCGCCCTCGTCGCCGGCGGAGCCCTGTTCACCGCCGCCATGGCGCAGCTCGAGGTCCCGATGTGGCCGGTCCCGATCACCGGGCAGACGCTCGCCGTCGTGCTCGTCGGCGCGACCCTCGGCGCACGTCGCGGCATGCTCTCGCTGCTCGTCTACGCCGTCGCCGGGCTCGCGGGTGCCCCGTTCTTCGCCGACATGCAGGGCGGCCTGCAGGCCCTGGCCCTGCCGAGCTTCGGGTACGTCATCGGCTTCATCCCCGCCGCCGGGCTCGTCGGCTGGCTCGCCCGTCGCAACTGGGACCGCCACGTCGGCCGCGCCGCGGTCGCGATGCTGCTCGCGAGTGCGATCCCGTTCGTGACCGGCCTGCCGTACCTGGCCGTGGCGCTCGGCCAGCTCGGCGCCCCGAACGACGTCCAGTCGGTGCTCGCCGCCGGCCTGTACCCGTTCATCGTCGGTGGCATCGCCAAGGCCC